CTATAGATACGTCTTCGCCTTCAATTTCGCGTAACAATTCAGCTAAGTCTACATCTTCTTCACCGTCCATTTCCATGTCGATTTCTTCCTCGCCTTCTTCTTCTTCACCTTCTTCACCATGTCCAGCTTCTAATTCACCATCAGCGATCATATCCGCGATTACGTCTTCGATCATTGATTTCAAATCTTCGTCAGTCATGTCTTCTAAATTCAACGGCTCACCTTCTTCTTCTGTTTCCTCTTCTTCAGATTCTTCAGCTTCGTTTAGTGTTTCGTCGATTTCTTCTTCTTCAATTTCTGCAAGTAACTCTTCTAAGTCAATTTCATTCATGTTCTCATCATCCATTTCATATAACGATGATTCGTCCTCGATATTACCGTGACCTTTTACATTAGTCATTGGTCCAAAACCTGCTTCGTCAAGGTCTTCTTCTTCGTTCACGTCATCAGACATTTCCTGAAGTTTCAATGATAGCATAGATTTCAATTGAGGTGTGAAGGTTTCTTCCAGGGCTGCTTTAGCGTTTGCTATTGCCATTTCCTTCAAGGTTTTAGCGTCAGCAATTGCTTCTGCAAGCATTTCTCTGTTTGTTGCCATTTTTCCTAAATTATGTTTTGTTGGGAAAGTACGTTTATTGGAAACGTAATAGAATATAAATTAATTGGATACCATATATGTGTGAGGGGATGGCATATTCGGATTATACGTATGTATGGAGATAGGTAAAGTCGCGGGAAGACAAAAAAAGCCCCCAAAGTGGGAGCGATTTTTCACCGGTTTGCAATCTTAAATGTTTAAAATATTGGGCATGTACCTTTGGCACACAAGATTTCTGTGATTAATGAATTAACTTTGTTATATGGGTTTAAAGGGGTTGATCTTGCTTCCAATACTAATGACTCATTTATTCGATTAGTAGGGGACATCCAAGATGAATGATTGGATGGATTACTTACCAAATCCCATGTCAATAACTCGTAATCTGATTGCACCTCCATGATTTCGCCTACTTGCTTAAGCGAGCCCATACCTCGGGATGATATACCAATGTTCAACCCATTCTTAACTAATGCTCCAGCTATGCGACCAGAGGATGTTCCTTTTTCACCCATATCTGAAAATATTTCAATTAACCCCATAATTTTGTCACCTTCCCACCAAATTTTACGGATAGCATGGGATGAATTTTTAAGGTTAATGATTTGTGAGTCTGGGTGGTCTAATTCACCACACGTTTCAGTGGAGCGTTGGTCGATTTTTTGCTGGAATTTGGCTATTTCACGTTCCCAAAGTTCACGTGGGTAGTAGCGGCCGTTTCCGTTTTTCACTTCAACGGTTGCTAATATACCTTCCACAAATACATTCCCACCGTTTCCCTGTCCTTCTAGGAGACGAACAGGGGATGGGTTAAAGTATCGTGTTTCAATTAGTAGTTGTTTATTCATGGGAATAAATATGTTTTAGTAGTCCATACCTTCAAATCCACCAATCACATCATTGTATAATTCACGTTTGAATTGTGGATAGTCAGCTATGATTGTTTCGATATCTTCACCGTCGTTGTAACGAGATTCTGCGTCTTGTTTAGCAGCCATGTATTCTGGTGATGCTTCGTCTACGTTTTCAGTTTCGTCAAGTACTTCTTTTTTCTTGCCTTTCATGGATTTTTCCAATTTTGCTTTTGCTTTTTCCAGTAACTTGATTTCTTTTTGAAGTGCTTTGATTTTCTTACCGTCTGTCAAGTCTTTCAAGTCTTCGTTCTCGTCAATCACCTTTAAGTGGTTTGTACGTTTTACGATTTCATCTTCTACTTTGTTAAGTTTAGACTGGATTACTTCATTTGCTATTTCACCGTCGATTTCTTTTAAACGTTTATGTACGTTTTCGTTTAATGGCATTTTGCTTACTTCTTCAGCGATGATTGAGCGGATGATTGTGCGTAACTTTGATTCGTTGATTGACATTGATTGTTTAAATTTTGAATATTCTGGGTCATTAAATGGTAATGGGAATTTTTGTTGGAGGGTAGATTGGAATTGATCTAGGGTCCATTTGTTTTTCCCAGTTGTGAATGATATAAGTTTTTCTAAATCTCGTTCTACACTATTTATACGTTCGGACATTTTGGGGTTGGGGTGATTTTCATACCACGATATTACCTTATTTGATAATTTTTCAACTTGAGGGGAAATTGATTCGTTGATTGACATGTCTTCTTGTAGTTTGTTTAAGTTCGGGATAAGATAATCACCTTTTGAATAGTATTTTTTAGTGCCATCTTTGTTGAATTTGTCTTCACCAGCTATTTCAACATCACCTTCAAATGGAAAATATTGTTTAAATTTATATCCACTCAACATTTTAGGATTACCGTAATTTTTGGTTTTATTTAATAATTGTTTAACCATTGGTGGTACATCCATGATTAATTTTTTGATTGCTGGTTGATCAGCGTATCCTTTTATTAAATTGTTGTATAATATTGCTGACACATATAATGTATTTTTAGCAGCATCGAATACAATGTGGTCTCCAAATCGTTTGATGATTATTGGGGATACTGGTAATTTGTCTGGTACGAATCGTTTTCCACCTGTTTTTGCATTACCAACATTAACGCTAGTCATTTGATATGCTTCGTCAACAGATTCGTTCAATTTAACTGGTTCCATTCCAGATGAAGCATATTTTCCTTTTACTTCTTTAGTTTTACCTAAACCTGGGTGTTCATCTGTGTAGCCAAGTCCTTTGATACCAAATTGTCCTTCTTTTGTGTAGTGGATTGGGTCTTTTGCTAAATTTTTCAATACGATTTCTTTCAATTCTTCCATCGTTTTGTCAGCGTTTTTCGGGTCTTTCATTTCCGCGTAGTAGCCCATCATTACTTGATCGAATATAACATTGTCGATGTTTTTCTCGTCTGTGTTATCGTGCGCGTGTTCTTGCTTTTCTTCAACCGATTTAGATACCGTTTTTGCTTCCGCTTTGTCTGTTTCCTCTTTCTTTTTTGCTTCTTTCAAGAACGTTTCGAATGCTGTCTCAAATGACTCTTTTTTGGATGGAATCATTTGGTTAATTGCTTGCAAACCAACGATATTTTCGTTGATGATATTTTTGTCTTTTAATATTCTTGCAGTCAATTCAACATCAGCGTTAACTGGGATTAAGTCGGGGAACTGTCGTTTAGCTTCAGTCAAAAATACACCTTTGTGTCCTTTTCCTTCTTTAATTGATAAATACTGGTCTTGTAGTGTTTGTTTCATTTTGTTGCGGTTAGTAGTGTTTCGATGTTTTTAAGGTAATCTAAAATCATCTCTGTTGATTTAAATATATCGTATGATCCAGGATGTTCATTGTAGTATTCTACTGTTTCATTTTTTGCGTTGGAAACAAGTGGATATAGTGCGTTTAAACGCGTTTCTATGTCGTCGAACGCAGCTATGCGCTCTTGCTGAAAGTTGTTCATTTCGTTAACGGGTTCTACTTCAAATAACTGTTTTACTTCCAAACCAGATCCTTTAATTTTGTCCGGTACCGCTTTGTATCCCAGTTTATAGTAGTATTTTGTTGCAGCGCCCTTTGCGTTTTTGTTTTTATTGAATGCCCTAGGTGTAGCGTATTGTTCACCAGCTCCAGGTGAAAACGAGGCACCACCTTGTGAGGTAGCGCTTGTTTCCTTCAATACGGACTGGATTATATTGCGTATTCTATCCGTTGGCATGTTCCAATTCTTTAATTAAATCGTAGTATTGCAATAAATCAATTACGTTGTGGTCTTTGATTCGTTGGTTTTTTCCCGGTGTGCCAATCAATGAAATAATTTCGTTTATTTTGATTTGGGTTACTGGGTTTTGTGTTTTAGTGTTTAATGTTTGCAACCGGTCTTTGATTTCGGTTGTTTTGTCTAGGTAGAATTCTTTTAAGCGTGTGCTATTGTCTACTGAATTCATGTACTCTTTGAGTATGGATTTTTGCTCAGAGGTGAAATTATTGTATTTCGAATTGAATTTCTCTAACGATATTTTGTATGACAATAAACGCACATCTTTGTCTTCGTTTATGAATGCATCCATAACATCATCTGCCACTTTCTTTTCAGTAATCGGTGCTGCAGTCAAATGCTCAAGTATGGTGATTTTGTTGTTGATTATTTGCTCAGGGTTGATCGCGATTTGTGGGTAGTTATGTGTTTCGAGTAATGTATAGAATGCCGCATATACCTTGTAATTTGGTAATTTGTGGTTGAAGAATTGCTCTATGTTGTAGTGGTCTTTGATTTCTTTGATCAAATTATATTTTTGACGTTTGATAGTACCACGGTTGAGTGTTTTTGATGACTCAATTAATGTGTTAACGATTATGTTTGCTTTGGTTTCGGTGAGGGTGGTTTTTTTCAACAATGTTTCGTACAATTTGTATTCACGCCCCAATTCAGTTTTCACAAAATATTTTTTCAGTAAATCCTTTACTGGTGAATCTTTTCCATCTAATGTATCCGCAGTGATTTGGCGAACCAACAATTCAAATAGAATACCCGTGTTTTTGTACTTCGAATGTTTTATAAGATTCATTCTGTATAGTTTAATTTAATTATAAATATATGGAGAGGTATTACTCTCGTATTTGTGACTCATCTAGTAGCGAATTTCCCTGGATGTCTGATTCAAAGATAATGCGCTTCCTATTTTTGTTTACTTGGTTGAACAATTCGGTGTTGCGTTTGTTGTTCTTTTTTGACTCAAGCGCTAATGGGGAACCGCCTTTGTATTGTGGTTTGATTGAATCTGACTCGTCGTTGTCTTTTTTCATACCCATCACACCCAACATGTCTTTACCGAATGCACTGTCTTGTGTGTTACGGTTGGTTACTTTTTCTTCAGGGCGACCAAGTGGTTTTTTCTCGTCGTATCCTTCAGGCACCTCACCGTCCTCGTATCTGCCACGTCCATAGAGTGATGCTAAATCATGTGGAGTACCATATGACTTGCCAGTTTCGAGTGGATCGTTTCCTTCGTTCTCTACTTGGTTTACTCTAAATTTACGCTTAGCATCTTGTAGAATCAAGTCTCTATATTCATCGAATTTGTCCTCGCTAAGCTGGAATAAATGCTCGTATACGAAATCGGTTGGGAATATCTTGTTTTCGATCATTGATGTGGCTAATTCCACTTTTTCTTTCAACAATGCTACTTTCTCTTGTTCGAATATGATTGACGGGTTAGTTAATGACAATTCGAAATTGGTTAAATTTTCGTCAGTGTAGCCTTGTGAATATAAATGCACCAATGCAATTTTGGTTAATTCGGATACCATGATGCTTTGGATACGAGATATAGTGCGCGCAAAGCGAATATCTTCTGCTGCTAACGTTGATTTACCGGTTAAGTCCTTTTCGTACCCCATGAATGCTTTAGGTACTTTAAGCGCAGCAAATAATTTGTCGCGTAGGTATTCTACGTCTTGTATTCCATCGTATTGCAACCCACCTAAATTGTCGATTTTGGTTGCATTGTCATTTCCACGTACTGGGATATAGAAATCTTCCAGTAAGTTTTGCATGTTGTATTTTAAGTTGTAGTCACCCGTTTGTTGGTCAATGTACGGGGTGCGTTTCATTTTGCTGATTGTTTTTTGCATGAAGTTTTCCACTTCAGCTGGCGCTATATTCCCCACGTTAATGTAGAATATACGTTTTTCAGGTGCACGTACAATTCTGTGAATCAACATAGCATCCTCCATCATTGTATATTGCTTGAATAATTTACGGCCCGGC